CAGTTGTCCCGTGCTGTTGTTTATTATTCCTTGATACTCGGTTACTTCCTGAAGTACTTTGTTTTGATCTTGGTAAAATAGTTTAGTTGGTTTTGCTTGGAAGTCTAATCCGTTATCTTTCCATATTTGATCTATTGATGTATTAGGAAAAATTAGACGAGCTCCTTTATATGTAGTTTCGCTGTTTTGGTTGTTTTGGTAACCTTGCGCAGTTGATACCTCATTTTTATTTGTTTGAGGTTGTGCGTTCCAACTTGCGTTTAGTTGGTCTATAAAGTTTTGTTGGTTGTTGTTTTCCATTTTTAAAATTTAGATGGTTTTGAAAAATAACACTATTTGTAGTGTCCTCTGTATTCTACTTTAATATTCTATTAATAGCAATTCATATATTTATATGGTTATATTTATATGTTGACTTTATAAGTATAAATACTCATAGTGTCCTCCCTGTGTAAAACGTAGTATCTCCTGTGGAAAACTTTTTTGGCAATTTTATCATCTTTTTGTAATTTAAATTTTACAGAAAAATATTTTTTATCAATTTTTTTACGGCTGAGATGCTGCGCCACAACTAGAAAACTGTATAAAAATTTTCGGGGAGTCTATACTATGAATGGCGATTTTCGACTTTTTTGCGCAGTAGCCAGTGCGATCCATTAACATTTAATTTTTTATTTTTCTGAGAATTATCAGTGAGAATTAATAACTGAGAATTTTTATTTGCAGAAAGTCTATTGTGCTACTATAATAAGTACGTTCACTAATCCACAATTAATTATGGGCCTTGATTCATACCTTTATGGTACAAGAACTTTTCAAGTTTATCACTCACAAGTTGATAACGAACCACTGGAACAGACTACTGAGTTTCAAACTTTAATTGAAGATACTCACTTTAAAGATTATCCAGTAGATACTACGCCTTGGGCCAGTTATACCGTAACGTATCCACTAGCTTATTGGTGTAAGGCAAGTGCTATACATAACTGGTTTGTACAGAACGTACAGCGCGGAAAAGATGACTGCGGAGAATACAGTGTGACTTCTGAGGAACTATCCAGGTTAGGTAATGTTGTTCGCAGTGTCCTCGACAATCCAGATAAAGCTAAGATTTATTTGCCTAACGTAGAAGGTTGTTTCTTTGGCGATCAAGAATACGCTCAATGGTACTTCGATAAACTTAAGTACACTAAGTCACGCATAGAGGCTATTCTGTCTTATCAGAATGATGCTATACAAGATGAAGATTTTAGACGGTTCCATAAATATGGGAACGTGATTCAGCTACCTACTCGAAACAATACTTTCGATAATTTTATTTATAGTTCAAGTTGGTAATTATGCGCAGAATGTACGATACTAACCAGTTTACTAAGCAGCAAAAAATTAGATGGTTGCTTAGTGAACTTTTATACGTTTTAACAAAAATTGACTTCAACAAATATGGATAAAAAGAAAGCTATTGACTTCGTACAGGAGCTACTACGTTCCAATGAAGATAAAAAACCAGAAGATCAGCTATCTCGAAAAGAGATAGTTGACATTCTTACTGTAGATCACTTAATCCCAGAGTCTACTGCGTATCGGTATTATGCTGATGCTGAACGTATTTATATTTGGGAGCAAGAAAAGTCAGGCAATCCAGTAGCAGTAGATAAGCAAAAAGTTGCTTTAGATGCTGTTTGGGATATAGCACAGAATGCACTGCACGTTAAAAACGATCACGAATTATATATTCGTACCATTGAAAAGTGGTCACAACTTAGTACACGTTTTAGAAAAGGTTAATTATGACTGACTCATTTATGCAAAACCATCAAACTTCCCTGGATATTCAGAGAGAAGAAGATGAAATTAACTGGTTAGGTCTCGGTCCAGACACAGAGTACACTGAAGATGACGAAGTTGCACTAGAAGATCATTTAAACAGAAAAGCTGGTATTTACCCAGAAGATGAAGAAAATTTCCCCATGGAGACTGATCTAGAGAGAATCAGACTGCCTATATACTGGGCTTCATATTTGGCTAATGGTGTAGAGGACTCCCTGGAAGATGGAGAAAAAGAAACAATCCAAGATGTACTGGATACTGCGAATCTATCCGATCATACTTGCATTGATGTTTTAGATGACTCTAACTTTGAACTTGCGCCTTCTTGGTATCCTTCTTTATTAGCAGGAGACTATTGTACTTATGTTTTTGATAAATTTTAATTATGACTAAACCTAACGAACCAAAAATAGCTCCTACGTTTGAAGCGCAGGAGATAAGCTACTTAATGATGGTAGTTCCTAGTTATTTTACTGAACATAAAAAGTACTACACCAAAGATGGTAAGGACCTACATAAACAAGTATGGAAGAAGATTTTAGACTATCGAGACTTCTTTAACTAAATTTTTGTGGTATCGTTCCACTCTTTGAATAAATAAACTTTTTGCTCCTTCTAATTCGAGAGAATTGAGGAGCTTTATTTGTGGCTTACCACTCCTACGAGCCACTACGACTGCTCCGTATTTTGGTTTTATTCCTGTAAGATTTTCGAGGCCTATACTGTACGCTCCAAGTTGATGGCAGAATTGTTCGATCATGTCGTCTGAGCGAACTTCTTTTGCTGTTTTCCAATCCACTATGAATGGGCCTTCTCCGTCTATGTCAAGCAGAGCATCTGCTGTGCCAGCAAATCCAAGGCCCTGCTTATAGACCGAAAATTCTACTGCATGAATGGCCGTTACCCGATCCAATATGAATGATCGTAAACCTCTGGCGTAGCCTGACGCACTCCAACTAACACGCGGTGCGGACTCGGCTGCCTTTTCAAGGCCCCATTTTGTGACTTTTTTCGGACAGCGTTCCAGTCCATCGGAGCCAGTGCGCCAAATGTTTCTTTTGTTTGCGCTTTGTCGTGCAAATTTTGCTGCAAGTTTGAGAATAAACTCTGCGTGACTGTGTGCGAGCTTGCCTCTTTCGCAAGCAATATCACGCTCCAAAGCAGAATCGGACCGCTTAAGCCAATTTTCCAGGGCATCTTTTGTGTGTTGTGGTGCTGTTTCTTTTAAAATATGTGTAACTGAGTGATATATGTTGTTCTCTGCATCTCGGTAGACTCTGTACGGTCCACTATTATCTTGAATTAAAGTCCATTTTCGCAGGGAAGCTAGTGCGTTTTGTTTGTCTAGCGTTCCCATGAATGGATAATAAATACACGTTCCCATTATTAATATACCTTATTTAGCTAGAAGTGCAATAGTATCTAACTAGAGTATCGAAATCGTCAAACTTGTCGTGTTTAACTATTGAAGCCCTTGTTATAGAAGTGCCTTGCATAAAATAGTGTGCAAGATTAGTAGTTTTCCTGTAGCAGTCAGGTGTATTCCAATGCGCACCTTGTGTATCTTCTTTAAAACTATCCATGCTTTGCTTAAGAACTAAAGCACTTCTGTCATACTCTTGATTTATAGGGTGCTCTACGGCTACTTGGTTATTAGTAACGTACATAAAATGAAACGCTCTATCTATCGGAGACATACCGTGTGGATACTCTACTTTGTCTTTTTTCATCTGTAAAAAGATTTTAAGCGCAGCACATACTATGAATGTCTTATATTTTTGACCTGTGGTTAATATGTGGTGATTACTGCAACAGTCAAAGAAGTATTTAGTTTTAGTAAAATAATCAGCGACTTCATTGTCGTGCCTATTATGAAAGTACTTTTGTACCCCCATAACTCCACTATTGAAGGGAGTCATACAGTGCTTTATGACTGCTTGTTCTCGCCTACTTATTGATACACCGTTCAATGTTATACGATCCGCAGCATCTCTTCTGGACCCTATATCCATAATCTTTAAGCTGTCGTCTGGCATATTACGAGCGATTATAAATACTTGAGGTTCATCACAGTTAATCAGGGCATTTAATCTGTGTTGACCGTTTATCAAGTCACCTTGTTCATTGAAACAAAGCGCACTGTCTCCTAGATAAAATCTACCGTTTATCATTTCGGTAGTTAAATCTTTTACCTTGGGTTCAGATATTTTACGATTGTGTTCAAAATTTCTAGAGATATACTCCGCAGCCATAGTAGGTGTAACAACTTCAACTGAAACTTCTACGTTCGTAAGTATATCTTCATTTAAATAGTTTTCCATGAAAATAGTTAAGTAAGAATGAGTATAAAAAGGAGGCCGTAAGACCTCCTATGAATGGCGATTATTCTGGTTTAAAAGGATCTCCGCCTTTAATTAATTCATTTAGGTCGAAACCTACTTCATTAACTGATTCCCATTCTTCCGCAATGGTTAGTGTCATTCCCTTCTTTCTTGGAGCAGCTTGCACACTGTACTTTGTATCAGTGCCTTCGCCTTTTCTAGATAAAAAGAAATCTACTTCTGTCATTGAGTCAGCATAATCTTCTAACTGACTAATTCCGTCAAAATCCTGAGTTATTGTTTTCTGTGTCCATGAAAGGATTTGTACCTTTTCAAGGTCATAGTTATATACAGGAACAGCGTGCGCTATCTTACATGGTTCGTGTCCTTTACCATCTCTGGAAAGTGACCTTACATGAGAGTCACCTAGCTTTGCTTCAATATCCTCTGGGGTAGGATCTTCTGTAAATCTAAATGGCTTACGCTTTTGGGGATCTGCTGCTTCGTGGCCCCATAGTTCATAGAACATGAAAGGCTCGTCAGCTAACAATGCAAAACGGACTTTTTCTCCGCTTTTGATTTTGTTTGGATTTAAATAGCCGTCTTTTGTGCTACTTGTTGAGGCAGCATCTTCTCTGGCTACTGTTGAAATGAAAGGCATAATGCGTGTTGGCTATGAAAGCCTAGGTTGCATTATTAGATTACTACAATGACAAATGATTGTCAATGCTATATAATAGAAAAACCCCCAAGAGTGGAGATTCTTGAGGGTTTGAACATATAGGCTACAAGAGGTATTGTAACACATGAGTGACATAAATTTCATCCCAGAAATGCCATTGACATGGCTAACTTGTCCAGTATATGCACAGGGAGTACTGTTACCAAAACGAGATAAAACAAGACCAGATACATATTCTGATGGAAAAGTACCATACGGCAAAGCCTGGCATTTGAAATTAAATGTAAATGACTCTGCGTTGATGATTGAACAACAGCCAGATATTTACAAAGCTATCGGAGTATTTACTGGGCCTAGATCAGACGGTCTTGTAATGTTTGACGTTGATAAAAATTTAGGTGCTATTGAAAAGAAATGGGGTAAGGATCTTAAAAACGCTCCAAAGATTACTTCATTAAAAAAGAACGCTGCTAAGTTTTTATTTAAAGTACCGCAGGAGCTATGGTCTGAACTAGAAGCTATCAGTCATACTGCTGCTGGTCACGAAGGTTGGGAAGTTTTATGGGGTGGACAGGGTGTTATAGCTGGAGAATATTACAAAGAAGAAATAGGAAAAGGTAAATATAAATTAGAGGGTGACTTATTTAATGTGCCTGAAGCACCTGAATGGCTACTGTCTCGTATGAAAGAGCAGTATCAGAAAAAGCACCAAGACGTTGATATTAAATATGTTGATAACAGATGGAGCAAGCGAACCAGGGAAGAGAGGATAGCTATTGTAAGTGGTTGCTTAAGTGTAATTAAATACACAGGCCCTAACAGTGAGCATTACTGGTGGGAGATAGGGGCAATGATAAACAATGAATTGCCTGGTGTTGAAGGTCTTAATCTCTGGAGAGAGTGGTCAAAACGAGATCCAGATTACGAACACTGTTGGGATAACGGTGCAGATCCTTGTGAGGCTAGATGGTACGCGACATGGAGAAATGATGGCGCACGATATAATATGTCTCATCTAATAAAACTTGCTGATGAAGCAGATCCAGATAGAAAGAGATTTAAAGAAACTGGTTTAGACAAACTGATTGATGAGGTTCAAGCTATACCTCTTAGATATAAGGAGGAGATATTAGACGGAGAGGATCTTATACAGAAGTATCTTGACATTGACAATGATCCTAAGAATGAGAATCCTGCGTTACATAACCAAGCGGTCCATAAATTAGCTATAGAAGCCAAGCGCGGTAATGCTGCTGAGATAGAGAGACTAATTGATACTCACGAAATGTTTAATAGGACTAAAGGGCAGAAGCCACTGAGTCCTGACGAATTAGACGATACTCCTTTTGATTATCTAATTCCTGGTTTACTTCCTAAACCTTGGACTCTTTTAGTTCATGCAGACGGTGGTACAGGAAAAACAGCTATGTGCCAAACAATAGGTAAGCACATTGGACACGGCAAACCATTCAATGTTTATGGTGGATTAGTTAACGTACCAACAGGCAAAGTTCTTTGGTTGAACGGAGATCAGAACGAGAGGATACTGCGTAGACAGATGAAACTTATCGGTTGCGATAAGAATGTGAAAGTTGTTACTGAGTGGGATATGCAGTGGTACAGCAGATTTAAGAAAATGCAGAAGAAATATAATTATGATTTAGTTATTATCGACAGTTTAGATGGGTGTAATGATAGTAACCCATACGAAGAAAATAGAAGAGAGTATGCTCTGCCAATTAAAAAGTTAGTTAGGCGTAATGGACAAGATTTTCCTGCTTGCTCAATAATTATCATTCACCACAATACTAAAGAAGGTAAATTCAGAGGAACCACTGCGATTAAAAATGCTGTTGATGAAACCTGGAATATGCGTAAACTATCTATGAATGATGCTGCTGAGATGGGTCTTACAGCTAACAGTAGATTAGTTACTGTTGAAAAATCCAGAGAAGATAGAGAAGGATTACGCATGGTATTTACTCTGCTTCCTGATTACACATATTCTATTAGTCCTGCTCCTGAAACTACAGACGAAGTTAGGTTGGACACTCCAAATAAACATACTTTGGATATACTTCGCCTTATGCGTAGAGAGTTAAAGCCTTGGTGCGTAAAAGATTTAGTGAATCACGATACAGTTGGTGGAGTGCATAGGAAACGTGCCATACAGTACAGCTTGAAGAAATTAGAAGATCAGAAGTTGATTGAAGAGTGGGGAGCAGACGCTCCAGGGAAAGGCAGTAAAGGGGGTAGACCTACTAAATTTTATAAAGCTGTAGGTAAAGAATTACCAAGATCATTTTCTTCTCTCGTGCGTGATATACCCCGAAATGAAGTGAATCAACCTAATAACGTAGATACTGGAACGGATTTGAATAACAACGAGAATGGTATAAACCCTAATTTTGTAAAAACCTCTGAAGAAGAAGTAGGTTTATACAAAGAAGAGGTTAATACAAAACCGATTGTTAATGAAACTTCTTCCACTGGAACGGAAGAAGGTTTAAACACAGACTCCTCTAGGTATATAGAGGATAATCAAAAATTTTGGGAGACATAACCATTGCACAGCAGAAACATCAACGTAACTATTTACCAGGAAAAGCACCCCACAAAAGATAGTCCACTAGCTACTGTGCGTTACACAGAGTATTCAGACATATCAAGAAGTAAAGTACTTAAAGTAAATCAGGTTGACTACTACGATAAGGAGTATTTTCATAGCCAGGTCTTACAAGCAGTTAGTTTCGGTTTAGATGTTTCTATATCCACACAACTCAGCGTATTATCTTTACATAAGAAACTGAGTAACTGGACAAAGTAAACTACTGTGCTACAGTAATAGAACACTTATTTAAGGTTCTCCCATGACCTCAACAATTACTAAACAAGAGTATTCTGTCTACTACGGAATATCAGAATTAAAAAGATTGCGTACTGCACACAGTATTGCATTTGATACAGAAACATTACAGTTACAGCCAGAAGAAGGTAAGCTCCGACTTATTCAGTTGGGCTGTGCTTCATCACGAACCATAGTAGTTATTGACTGCTTTGATCTTGACCGTAGTGATTGGAACTACTTAGAAGATTTCTTCACTATGTTTGATAGATACTGGCTTGCGCATAATGCAGTATTTGATCTTGGTTGGCTGCAAGAACACGGCATACACCCACAAGGATTTGTCCGTTGCAGTATGTTAGCCAGCAGATTACTTACTAACGGTATTCCTCAAACTAAACACGGTCTTGATGCACTAGCTAAAAGACAACTTAATTTAGACGTATCCAAGGAACAGCAGAAATCTGATTGGGGAGCAGATATACTATCCAAAGCCCAGATTGAATATGCTGCTAAAGACATTGAGGTTCTTCTTGAATTAGATCAGGTATTAGACCATAAACTTAGAAATGCTCAACTACACAGGGCATATACTCTAGAGTGCAGAGCACTGCCAGCTATGGCACAGATGTGGAGAGTAGGTCTACCCTGGAATAAAGAAGAATTAGAACAATGTCGCATCGACTATGAAGATGACATTAAAGAGTTGGGTAAAGAATTTATCAGAGAGCTTGATAATGACTTACCATCTGAACATAAGTTACCTAGAAATGAAGATGGTACATTTAATCTTCGTGCGAAAGACGAAGGTTCTATCAGACTAGGCACTAAAAAGTATGCAGGATTTAATATAAAAAGCTCTAAACAGTTACTACAAAAACTTGAATTAGTTTTAGGTTATACACCAGTAAACAATGATGGTAAACCTAGCGTTGCGAAAGATGCTTTAAAAAATTGTGCTGCTGATTCTCCTACGATCCAGACACTTATGACCTGGAAACGTAGAGAGAAGCGTAGACAAATGATAGAAAGCATACAGGATAAGATGTCAGATGATGGATTTGTTAGAGCATCTTATATGCAGTTGGGTGCGGACACAGGCAGGATGTCCAGTATAAAACCTAATAATCAGCAGATACCAAGAGATTCTGAATTTAGACAATGTGTACAGGCTCCTGAAGGTTGGAAGATAGTTGATGCTGACTTCTCACAAATGGAGTTACGTCTTGCTGCTGCATTAGCTAAAGACAAGAACATGACTGCTGCTTTTCAACGTGGAGAGGACTTACACGACTATACGGCTGAACAGATGGGCTGCGATAGACAAATAGCTAAGTCAGCTAATTTTGGTTTGTTGTATGGTGCTGGAGCAGAGGGTCTACGAAAATACGCTGGTAGTAGCGGAGTGATTATGACCAGTGACGAAGCTATTAAGATTCGCGATAACTGGCTCAATACATACAGTGGTATTCGAGATTGGCAGAAAGAAATGAACTATTTATCACGATCCACAGAGAATGATGAATGGCCTGAAACTAGAGTTCCAGTATCTAATATGCGTAGATTCTTGAAGGGTGATCTTAATAGAACTACTGTAAGATGTAATACACCAATACAAGGTGCTGGTGCTGCTATATTAAAGTGCGCTTTAGGTAACTTGTGGGTCAAAGTTAAAGAAACAGGCGAAGATAACGTAAGGATTGCAGCAGCCGTACATGACGAATTGATACTTCTTGTTAAGGAAGATTTAGCAGATGAGTGGGCTGAAATTCTTAAAACTACAATGGAAAAAGCGGAGGCAAAATGGTTAGGTGACGTACCAGCATTAGCCGAAGTGTCTATTGGCGATAAATGGAGCGAGGTTCATTGACGAAAAAAGACCGCATAAACGCAGCACAAAAGCGTATTCAAGAACTACAAACTTTAATTAAACACTGGTCCAAACATAAATGAACAGACTCCCTTTACATAAGTTGGGGGATTTCATAGAAAAAAGAGGTATGTCAGTCTTAGGGCATTGTTACAAGTGCAATAAGATTATATTCCGCACCCAACAAGAGGCCAAAAAAGAAGCGTCAGACATGAGAAAGCGTGGTAGAAACCATACTTATGTCTACGCTTGTCCAAGAGGAAATGGGTGGCATCTAACATCTATGAAACCCCAGAGTACTAAAACTCCAAAAACTAGAAAACCATCAAAAAGCGTACAAACTAAAAAATTAAAGAGGTTTAGAAAATGATTGGTATTTGCAAAAATGAACACGGTTGGTATATCTCTAAGCATAATAAACGGCTTGGAGTAAAATACTACAAAACCCTTACGGAGGTGATGCCCGTTGCATACGCAGAAGAATATCAGAGTGGATCTTCTGAAAGACCTGTACAAAGAAATTCCGAAAGCAACTACTAAAGACATAGCTAGTGCTATTGAATTTCTAAAAAGAGCCAGAGAGGTTCGCACGGGTAAGACTCAGAAACGCAGAGAAGCTCGAAAAAAGTATGTTGAAAAGCAACTTGAAAAAGCAGATTTTCCATTTTGGTGGTAGAGTAGTACAAGAACAACATTGTAAATGGCTCTTAAACACGGAAACAAAAGCTATTATCAAGTACTCATAGACCCCAACCGAGCAGAACTTATAGAAAAAGCTGCGGACAAACGAGGCATGAGAGGTACTGCGTGGGTAAGAAAAGTTACTTATGAGGCATTACAACGTGAATTTCCTAGTTCTGAATATAAAATTGCTGAAGCCAAAGACGAGTTAATGTGGAGACAATCTGTTCAAAGACGAATCGAAGGAAGAAAGCAGACAAAATAAGCTAAACAAATGAAAAGAATAACCTGGGTCGAGTGCCCTAGCTGTAAAATGTACAGCGATCAGAAGGTAATCCGATCTGAAAGAAACTCCAAATTTATAACCATACGCAGGAGACTCTGCTATGAGTGTGGTCACAAGTGGTTTACGATCCAGTATCCAGAGATGATAGTGCCTGATATACAGGCTCGTTATGCTTCCCGTGAGTGACGTTTAGTTATCTTTCTATATTTCCAGTGCATTTTAAGTTGCTCTGCCCACCACAGTAGCTTGTACACTCCAGTAGTTTTCTTGGATTGTGACTTTAGTACAGCTACTTGAGCTTCCAGTTCGACTACTTTCATCATTGCTTTGGACAGAACAACCTCGCTTTTTGCGTGGTTTTTCATCATGTCGATACAGAAAGCCTTTAGTTTATCTAAGTCATCACAACCCATAACTTCTCTACATCTTAGTTCAACTGCCAATTCTGTTTCTATGGGCAGTGCAGTAAATATCATTCTCAAGAAGCCATCATCTTTCATACTACTGGAGAGACGTAGTAGATCCTGGGTACATTCTAGCCTCTATAAAAGCTACTGCTTGATCGTCTATTGTATTGTCTGTTTGCTTGGCTATTGCTTTCAACAGATCAATAATCAACCTCTTCATTGCCTTAGATTTTATAAATACAAGAAGAATAGGTTTTAGAATTTTTACCATCGTTTTTATGTGTTACTTCCCAAACATAGCTCTTTTGCTAGTATTAGACAAGAATCTTAACTTTTATGGTTGAAGAAAAGAAGAAAAATGCTTTCCAAAAACTTAAAGAAGGTATTGATGATAAAGAAGAACAACTAGCAATTATTAGTCTTTTTGTTAGATTGGGTGTTGTCGTATGGAGTGGCTTTATAGTTAGCCTTAACTATATAGAACTACCAGGGTACAGCAACGAGCCAAAAGATATAACTTTTCCAGCCAGCTTACTGACTGCCGCGATTTCAACTTTTGGAATTGAGGCATCTAGAAAAAACGGTAGTAAGAAAGACGACAAGGTTGCCACACAAGATGGTATGGTTCAGACTATAAGGGTAATAACACCTATAAAAATAGAAGGTGCTGAAGTAATCGACCCTAAACCTAAAAAATGAAAAAGCTACTTCCATTATTATTACTGACAACAACACCAGCTTTTGCAGACATAAAACAAGAGTTTGTGACATCTGCTCAAATCACGGTAGATATGCCCTTCGTAACTACTCAAAAAGTTGGTACGACCTATTCTTTAAGCGGAAACAATATTACCCCATCTGTAACTGTAGGAGATACTACAACAGCAGGAAAGATTGGTGGGATCAATGTTGGTTCGTTAACTAATGGTGTACCAGCGATGATACAAACAGATACTACAGTGACCACAAGTGGCTCGGCCTTCTCAAAAACCGAGTCGGTGACAATGGGAGATGCCACACCATCTGCTGTGACTCCTTCTAGTGGTATAGCAGCATTACCAGTATTAGGTGGAACAACAACTGTAGCTTCTGGTGGTACAGCAGGAAACCTTGCACTCACTTCATTAAGTTCTGGAGTTCATACTTGTACCGCAGGTGGATCAGGTACAAGCTGCATAGGATCTACTAAAGTTACTATTACGATTGACTAGACTTTGGCTGTTAGTTTTATTAACATTACCTATAAGAACACTTGCTGTTCCTGTAGTTCCGCAATTTCGCACGGGTAGCTCTACAACATCAAGTACATCTGAATCAATAATTAATGAAACAATCACGAGCCATCAATATCGGACAGGATACTCATACTCAGCATCAGGACATAATATCAAATCTGAAACGGGATATATCAACCCTACTCC